TCCGGTAGCAGAAACGCCCGTGACAGCCGCGTAAGCCGTTCTCAATCCTGAGAGAACAACTTCGGTGACGGCTGAGTATTTGACGGAACGGGGATTGGCTGTTCGCCGAATGAGATAAACGTCTTGCGCCATAAAATTTGGGTTTGCTGAGAATATCACTTGCAAGGGCGGGCGCAAGGGAATAAGATTTGTCCAGCTTGAAAGAGCATGCTTTGGGTGGCACCGAAGCAATTCGGCAATCCCAAAGTAGAAAGCCCCGCCTCCATGCCACCCGGAAGCGGGGCTTTTTCATGTTCCTGAACCATCTGTCCACCGGAAACGCTGAGATAAGTTCTTGAGCCAAAGCAGGACAGCCCTGCGCCTTTCCAAGCATTAAATAGCTTGGCGTGTAGCAGCAGGAGATCGTATTGACGGGCCTGTGTGTGAAGGAGCGGAGCTAGTTCTGACCGGGCTAGCTTAATGAAGTCCGAAAGGAGTCTGCCAGAATCCACGAAAGAAGATAAGCGTAGGCAAGCTGTCCGCTGCGCGAGCTGGAGCCGATAATATCGGTGTGTTGATGGGGCGTCGATTCCCAATTGAAAGAATCGTATCTCTGCACACAGACCCTTTTGCTAAGGGTCTGTGTGTGCATCCAAAACGCCGAGAAACCCATTGAAAGTAGCTTTATGAAGAACTTTACCCTAAACGCCATGAGTAGCGAATCACTCGAAAAACTGCTGAAATCTGAAAGCGAGCTTATGAGAAAGATGGCGGCAAAGATTTTGAGCCAACGCAAAGTGATTGTTGAGGCTGATGGTTTTGGCAAAAGAAGCAACCTACCAAGACTGGATTCGCATCAGCACGCCGGAAAATGAGATTCTGTGATGCTTGTTGACTGATGGTTGTAAAAAGCGTAAGGTTAAAACCATGACCATCGCATTTGACATCGACGGAACCATTTCGCTAGACCCTGACACGTTTTACAGGGTGATTCGTGAGTTCCGCATGGCTGGATGGACAACCATTATTGTCACTGGCGCTGAGCAGCCGCCTGAAAAGTTGAAGAGGCTCAAAATTGATAGCGACGATCTTCCTATTATTGTCTCGGCAGGAATGTTCAAAGAACAATCTGCACGCAAAGCTGGCTACAAGGTGGACGTTTGGGTGGATGATATGCCGGGGGTGATTCAGGAAACATTGATCCTGAAAGACGGCGTTGACTCTGAGTTGTAATAAGCGTAAACTTTCCTCACCATGCAATACTTGACCGAAATCACCGAAAAAATCACCGCAGCAGCCGACTTTGCGGCGCAAGAACACAAAGCCGACGTGAAGCAGATGCTCATGTCCAGCGCGGTGTTTAGCGCCGGGATGCTGTTTGCCAATTACTCATTCGATCCCAAAGTGCTTGAGGAGGCAATTTCGGCCCATGAAAACACGGTGCGCAATGTTGTGGCGAGCATGGTCAAGAGCCAGATGCCTGCGGGATGAGAGAACTCTGCCCCAAGTGCCATAAAGCAGGTCGCAGCCTTTGGGAAGGCCACTGCCTTTGCACGGGCGATGTGCTGCTGCCTACTGAGTTCCATTCATGGAGCATCAAGAACCGGGTGCCGTTTAATGTGCCGCAGGAGGCAAGAGAGGTGCCGAAAATTGTTCCGGCGAAAATAACGCTGGTGTTTGGTGAAACGATTAAAAAGAAATGAGCAGACCACTTGCACCCAAAGGCGGCAATGACCGCGTTTATACCCCGCCTGAACTGGCTCGTCAGATTGTGGCGCATTTCAATCCGAGTGGCATGCTGCTAGACCCTTGCAAGGGAAGGGGAGCGTTCAGTGACGCAATGCTACCTTATGCTACAAACGGGTTCGTGAAGTGGTATGAGATCGACGTTGGGCTGGATTTTCTTAATTCTTGTCAAGAGCCTGTCTGCTGGACAATCACCAACCCACCGTGGTCAAAGCTCCGCGCCTTTCTCAAGAAGTCCATGGAGTGCTCCGATAACGTCGTGTTTCTCTGCTTGGTGAACGCCTTCTTCATGAAAGCCCGTCTTCGGGACATGGAGGAGGCGGGGTTTGGCATACGCGAAATACTTTTTGTTCCGACACCTCCGAAACCTTGGCCTCAGACTGGATTTAGTCTAGGGGCTGTTCATATCCAACGAGGCTGGACAGGGTATTGCAAAATGACTACGTTGTAAACCGCTTCTGCCACTCAGCCAAGACTTGAGTGAGCGGCAATCCCTCGCCATCCCAATGCTCACACTTGCAGTTGCCTTTGGTTTCCAAAACAAGGCACCCCGGTTCGTAAAAGACGCGAGGGCTGTGGCCATGAACGCACTTTGCGGTAGCCTCGAAGTGGTTGACGATCTTTTCCCAGTCGGTCATATCGTGAATCGAATGCGGCTGCGAATCTTTGAAATGTGACGGGTTTTAGCCAGAACAGCACCACCTTCACGGCTTCCTGCGCCGTCTGTATTCCCCTCACACGTCCTCACATTGCCATTCTTGTCTGGCGCAGACGTAGCGATACCGATATGGCTAAAGGTGAAGATCACAATGTCACCAGACTGAATGTCTCCGCGATGAGGCTTTTTGGTGTTGGTGCTGTTGTCCTGATCCTTGCTCCAGTTTTCAAAATCCCACGCGCCAGCCGTGCGAGGACGCTTGAACGTCTTGGTTTCCTTGATGCCGGTCATGGTCAGGGCTTCACGAACGCACCAACAGACAAACGCCGCGCACCAAGGCCAGCCTTTATTGGCAGGAAGCCAAGTGGCAGCTTTGTATTCGTTCACGCGAGGGCCGCAATTTGACCCGTTGATTTCAGTGACTCCAATTTCCTTTTTGGCGATTTCTACGATTGCTTCTGAGAGTTTCATATCTTGGATGAGTTGATGATTACAAGCCCCCAAATGAGTAGCAGGATGGCTATAAATGTCAGGGCGGAAATTTGCAATGCGGAGAACTCCTCGATCACGGCTGACTGTCCTCCTCGATCATTCGGGCGTTGTGCTTGTGGAGGAACTTTGACAAGTCTCTGGATAATTTGTCCACAACCTCTTCTGGAAGCGCCCATTCCCATTCGTGCAGGAACTCATGGATGAGAATGCACAGGTGATGCCTTCCACGCAGGCGCTCATCTATCTCGATCTTTCCATTACCGTGCGCAAGCCCAAGCGCCTTGTGACGCCCGAGCTTGCGCTTTAGAACGGTGATGGACTCGGCTTTCACAGGGTTGCGCGAACGGCTGCTACCATTGCCTTTGTGGCACCACGGAAGTTCTTCGCAATATCAGCATCCGAGTGCTTTGGATTGCGACGAATGGAGGCCGCGATCTTGGTGCTCAAATCGTTTGTTGGCGCTGGCGAGTTTTCGTCAACACGCTGACGATAGCATCGAATCCTGACTGTCAGCCTTCTCTTGGCGTCCCACACGGGAAACTCTTGGCTTTCAAACGCTCCTGATGCGATGCCGCTTTTGAGCAGGTCGTGAACCCGGTCTGGAGAGCATTGAAGCTCTTGTGCTATCTTCTCTTTGGAATCCCATCCAGCGGGGATTTTGTATTTGTCCTGATTGATCTTATCGATTGCTTTTTGCCAGTTCATGTGTGTTTGCTTTGGTTTTAGACAAAGATCGGGAACGTGATTGTTCTGCCGTATCGTTTGTCGAAAATGAAGCCCGTTTGCGACGGAGGCTCATAGGGAGCTTTGATGACAACTGAATAAGCGTTGTAGCCAATCAAGCTGCCGTTACAAATCCACTTGGGGTTTTGCTGCGATTGATGCCAGTGACCAAAGATGTCGAGGTCTGCGGGAACGCCTTTGTTCCAAGACGCGATGGCCTTTTCCACGGGGATTGTCAGTCCACCGATGCCACCTTGATACTGCAAGCCGTCGCCGTGGTGAATGCGCAGAGTCTTGCCGTAGAGGTCGAGAAGAAGGTGATAACCATCTGACACATGCCATTCAGCCTTGCTTCCAAGATGCTTCGCCATCGTCTTGTAGAGCATCCACTCGTAGGAGTTTGCCGCACCTGTGGCATGGCGAGGTTTGCGACAGGTTCGACTATGATTCCCATAGACACAAGGAATTACTATTTCGCCAAAGTGTTTCGACAGCAATTCAACTCCGCTGGCGATTTGATCTTGAAGCCACAACACCGTCTGCGTTGGCGATAGAGCGTTGTTCTCCATCAACTCCTCATGGATATAGCCCGTCATCAAGTCGCCGCCCAAAACAAGAACTAGGCGGTCAATTTTGGCACCGTGACGCTGGATTTGAGCCATGCGGACAATCGAGTTCCAGAAGCGGTTGATGCGCTGTTCGGCAATGTCGAGATTGAACTCGTTGAGGTTGTTGATGGTCTTGCCTTCAACCGTCTCCTCCACATGCCAGTCTGAAGCGACTGCAACGAACGTGGCCTCCGCGTCCATTTCTTTTGCAGCTTTGATCTTGGATACCGTTGGCTTTTCACCACTGATGCCAAGGGCGATGTTTAGCTGGTGATCTTTTTCGGAGATGACCGAGAGAAGGTTTTTTCTCTCGGCTTCAAAGTCAGAAACCGTCTTTTTGTGTCGGATTTCCTGACTCTCGTGAACGGCAGTTGACCAGTTTTTCATCGTGTGAGTTCCTTGGGGTAACCCAACTGTAAGCTACCTAAAGGCGGTTTATCAAGTAAAAAATACTCATGACAACCGCAGCGCACGCAGCTATGCCGATGATTCCTAGTATAAATCCCGTCATGGTGATATGTTTTTTGGTGCTTTTGCAGACGAAAGATTCCTACGCAGTCCGTAGGCTATGGAAGCGATTTCTGGCTGTCCTGCAACGGTTGCCACAGTGCCATAGATGGCTAGACGCTCATCGCGTGACAGGCCAGCAATGTCGTTAGCGCATGAGGTGAGCATCATGGCGATCACTGCCACAGCATTGCGCCATGCCAGCCAGCCACCAATTCGCAAGGCAAACCAGCGGATGTTTGCACGCCACACGGGAGTGCCTTTAGCTAGGAGCATCTCACGGTAAACGGCATCGGCTTGCTCACGGGTGACAGGAACGAATGCGCCGTCATCAGCCTGATAGCCGTGGTTCTGATACAACCAGTCATGGACGCACGCGCCACGTTTGGACATGCCAAATGGACGGACAATGCCTTGCAGCGGGCCGGGGATGGATTCGTCAAACTCGAAGCCTTCTGGCACGGTGAACTCGGCATCAAGCTCATCGCTATACACACGAAAAGGAGACAGTAGCTTCAAGCGAGATACCTCACGATCACCAGAAATGTCCTTGGCTTCAAATGGAGTGAGAAATTCGGCTTTTCGGCTCATAACAGGGAAAAGTAGATGTTTTGCGGGCATTCGCACCAACGCCTCGCCGTAGGATCATAGAAATCAATTCCTTGTCCAGAAACAATCCAGACATAAACGTGGCGTTCGGAATCTTGGAATCTGCCGGGAGGGTCTGCAAACACGATGCCTATGGCAATCTGACAGCCCTCATTCGCGGCTTTTCGTTGAGCAGCTTCGATTAAACTGTGGGCCTGATTTTCGCATTCCCAGACATCCTTGACCCAAGGTGCGTAGCTCTTTGCGCTGGCATCCTCCACATCCTTGACCGTCGCCAAGGCCATTGCGCTCTTTGTCCAATACGATTTGAAGTTGCTTTGCTTGTTCTCAGCAATCCGCTTGTCTAGCAGCATTCTCACCGTCTCCACATCGAGCTTCCGACGTGGAACAGGCGGCTGCTTTTTGCGGAACGGCCAGATCATTTTAGTGCCAGAACTGCCTTGAGAATTTCAATGATGGAGTCTCTTCCGAAGACGATTGAAGCGAGTCCTCCCAACATGAGGGCGTCTTTGGGGTGTTTTCTACACCAGTCAAGCCAGTTTGACGGCTGCTCAACTGCGGTTGTTCCGACAACGGGGTATTTGATTGGGTGGGCAACAACGAAATAGCAGACAAAACGCTCTCCGTCTCGGATTGCTCTGACGTGAAGATTGACCCATACGATTTCTCCTGACTTGGTGATGTATCGCTTGGTAACGGTATAGACCTCGGTTTCAAGATCGGTTTTAAGGCTTTCGGCTCCAGATTCGTCGCCAGCGAGGTCGTCCGGGTGAGTAAATGACTTCCACGTTCTTGATGCAAGCTCACCTCGGCTGTAACCAACAAGACGGCAATACGCATCGTTAGGTCTAAACACCCGATGCTCAGGAGACACAAGAGCCATCGGCGTAGGCGATTCGGTGAAGAGTGCTCTAACCCAATCGTCATCAAGTTCATCGAATGTTTGCATGTCATGTCGTTTCGGCGTCCAGCCGTGGTTAGAGTTGTGCTTTCAAAAAGTCACGATTGAATTTGTCCTTCCGCAGCTTTGAAGCAAGCATACATGAGGGTTTGAGGGCTTACAGGTGGAGGAGGCACAGTCAGTGGATCGTAAGTAATCGTGCCGGGGTGATTCTTGTTCACCAATGCCACGCGAATTGCGTTGAGCAGCGTTTGCACACTGACAGGCGGCGGTGTTTGTAGGGTTTGAGCGATTCCGGCCATAGCTTTAATTTAGTTGATTTGTTTATAGTAGATGTGCAAGATAATGAACAGTACTTATCAAGTTGCAACTGGGTTTGCTTGATCTTTTGTGGCGGCAGTGGCGAAAATGGCGTCGATTTGTTCGGTTGTTTGCCCCACGGCGGAGGCGAGCGCGGCAACAAACGGATGATTCCGTTGAACAGTGTTACTTTTTGCTGTTTCCCACCAGATTTCACCTTCAACCGTGGCAATAGCTGCCGCTTTGACCTGCGCGTAAATACCAGCTTCGAGCATCGCAAAAGCCAGAGAGCGAAACGTAACAATAACTGAAGGCTGCGGCACAACGCAATTTTGTATCTCCACAAGCGTCGGTTTGGTCTGTTCATCATCCAACCATGTTAGACCAGAATAGTCATCACCATTGAGCACCCATTGGGCATTGGGCCGGATGATTGGAAGTATCTTGCTGATGTCCATGATTAGTGAGGTTGAAGTATTAGGGTTGAAACGGTTCTTGGAAACGGTGCCGAGTCAGTGTCGGTTGCCGTGCGATTGATATAGCAGCTACCCGTGCCACCACGATACCACTGAAGTTTGTATGTTCGCTCTGATACTGTTCCGGGAGTAAACAGCACTTCCATAGTCGCTGATTGCATTACTGTGGCGAGAGTCGCATAGCCGTAAGCGTGGCATTGTGTCCGCGAACCAGCGGCACTTCCTTGGGTTAATGCGCCATCCTCGTTCACTAAGCGAAAAAATATTCCGCACGTTGTTGCATTGCCGAAACAAACCGATGCCCTGACGGTTATTTTCTGAGTAATGCTGGATGCGGTAAACGCAATAGATAGTCCAGTTACGTCCGTAAAAGCACTTGTCGAAAGAGTCTCGGTATCAGTTTTGATTGCGACGCTTGGAACAATGCCACCAACAGGAGCCTCTTGAAAAGTCGGTGCCGCGCCCGCTCCGTTGCTCGTTAGAACATGCGTAGCGGTGCCGGTGGCAACAGCGGCGGGGTTGCCACTTGCGTCATAAGTGATTAGATTGCCAGCGGTGCCAGAAGCCATCTTAGCGAGCGTCACAGCATCATCGACTAAGCCCGCCGTGGGTAGCCCGGTGCAATTCGTGAGCGTGCCAGAACTTGGAGTTCCCAAAGCCCCACCATTCACCACGAAAGCGCCAGAGCTTCCTGTGTTTACAGCTAGAGCAGTTGCCACGCCAGTTCCAAGACCTGTGATACTACCAACAGCAGGAGTAATCGTGTTGGTTGAGGCTGCGGTAATCAACCCCTTGGCGTTGACCGTGAATGCTGGCGCTGCTGTGGCGCTGCCAAAACTGCCGACATTGGCATTGACCGTAGCCAGAGTCACCGCGCCAGTACTTGCAACAGTGGCGTCTCCAGATGTGGATACTGCCGCATAAGCCGTTCCGCCAGCGTTGCCGACAAGAAGTTGGCCCGCTGATGGAACCGTGTTCGGCACGATAGCAGCCTTGGTTTGCGCATCATCGGTGACATTGGACAGGCCAACAGCAGCCTTCGTAATGTCTGCTGTGATCGCCAATGTTCCGCTAGACGACATGTTGTTGCCGAGACTGGTGGCAACGTTTGTGCCGAGCGCGGTGATGCCAGTGCCGCCATTTACCACTGGTAGAGTGCCAGTAACCTTGGTTGTCAGGTCGATGCTGCCTGCGAGCATCGTGTTTGTGACTGTGCCGGTGTCGCCGGAAGTGACAACAGTTCCAGAAACGTTGGGCAGGAAGTATGTTCTATCCGCAGTAAGTGTCGTTGGATACATTTGACCGGCATACGATGATGTAGGACTCCATCTCACTATACCACCATTGACTGCTGCTAGTGGATAGGTGTTGGCAGCACCATCCCAGACAACGACGCCGCCAGTAAAGGCCGCACCTCCTTGGCTATTGAACTCCACCAGTTTACCTGAGTCAGAAGCACCATTACCACCCGTGCTGGTAGCCTTTGAAGCGGCTGTTCCAAGTGCGACACCACTATCCTTAATCAGCTTGCCGGTAGTTCCATCAAATAGCACAGCGTTATTGTTTACGCTAGACGCTGGACCAACCACGTCGCCAGAGCCACCTCCAGTGGCGCTGAGCGTCGTTCCAGACATACTCAAGCCTGAACCGATAGAAATCTCTTCAAAGTCACCAGCGCCACCTGCTGAACCGCGTCCAAGCAACTTGGAGGCTGCTGTGGCTGGAGTTAGATTGGCAAACGGAAGATCGCCGGTAACTCCTGTGGATAGCGGCAGGGAAGTGCAATTTGCCAGTGAGCCAGATGAAGGCGTTCCAAGTGCGCCACCGTTTACTACAACAGCACCAGAAGAACCCGTGTTGACTGCAAGAGCGGTGGCAACACCAGTTCCCAAGCCAGTAATACTGCCCACTGCTGGGGTGATGGTGTTGGTGCTTACAGCCGTCACGAGTCCCTTGGCATTGACAGTAACCGCAGGAGCGGCAGTGGCATTTCCGTAGCTTCCGACGTTGCTATTGACTGTGGCAAGCGTCAAAGCGCCGGTATTGGAAAGTGCCGCATCACCTGACACCGACTTGTTCTCGAAAACCGTGCCAGCGTTGTTGGCGACAAGGATTTGACCAGAAGTGAGTGAAGTGATGGTAACACCCTCATCGGCGCGGATGTTTGATCCAAGGGTGGGTTTGATAAAAACCGTGCCGTTGGATGCGTGAGCGTGGACAACCGCCAGAACTTGAACGTATGGATTTGGCGCAACCGGCTGAGTTTTTGTCAGGGAACCGGAAGTTGTTCCAGTGTAAATCAAATCGCCATCCGCCCAAGTTTCACCGTAGTTGGCACCGTTGGTTTGAATGCCGCTGAGCTTTCCAAAGCCAATTACAAACCCCTCAGAACCGTTGCCGATGGATTCTGCCGTCAACCCCATGAAGTAGGTGCTTGGCCCGGTGCCATTCCAAGGCTGAACCAGAAGTTTCCCACTGTTGCCAGTAGTGCCAGCATACATCACTGGAACACCAGCGGCGATTGGGCTTCCCGTGCTATTCTTGACGTGATACAGCACATGCTGGCCTGTGTGCATCGCAAAGCCGTTCAGTTGGATGTCCAACGTCTCGTAGGCGCTGTTCCACATCGCCTGCCCCTGAGTAGAAAGCGAACCGCTTGGGGTGGTGTCAAACGTGACGCTGTTGATGGCGGCCAAATCACCCGCGTCAGACTGCGTGATCGTGCCGTTTTGGATGAGCTTGCCCGTGGTGGAATCAAAGCGAACCAAGGCGTTATCCGTGGATGAAGCAGGGCCAACCACATCGCCAGAACCACTTGCCGTGGAATTAATGGTAATGCTGTCGGTGCTAGCATCCGTCGTGATCGTGATGTTGGAACCAGCCACCAAGGTCAACGTGTCGTTCGTGGAGTCCGCCACCACATTGCCTTGTCCAGCCACCGCAATAGTCCCGAAAAGATTCTGGTCGCCCGTATTGGTTCCAGCCAAGTTCAGCGTGGTTTTCATCGTGGCAGCATCCACGCCAAGCTGAATGTCTCCAGATGTCGTCACTGGCGAACCTGAATCCACCTGAATACCGTCCGTGCCAATAATGCCAACGCTGGTAACTGTCCCGCCACTTACCGTCCCATTGGCAGCAGATGTGATGCGACCCTTGGAATCGACCGTGATGTTGGCGTTCGTGTAGGCACCGGGGACAACTGCCGTTGATGCAAGCGTGGCAGCAACCGAACCGGGACCAGATGCAGTCACATCGCCCGTAAGTGCCGTGATGTAGTTGCCAGCCCCCTGCTTGGCATTGAAAGTCTGCCAGTCAGCCGATGTCAAAGCCCCCGTTGTGGACGCAGATGACGTTCCAAGGCTCAACGCCTGTCCAGCAAGAGACAAACCATTGGCCGTTCCAATCGTGACATCTCCGCTATTCGTGCCAGAAAGCGTTCCAGAAGCTCCATCAGCCACCGTGATGCCGCTGTTCTGGATGACCTGACCCGTTGTTCCGTTCCACCTGACAATCGCGTTATCCGTTGATGCAACCGGCCCGACAATATCACCAGATGCCGTGGCAACCGGATTGTAGGCAATCGCAAGTGTCACGTCTCCATCAGAGGTGACGGATACGGTAGGTTGCGATGCTGCGGTGCTGACATTGACAGAAGTGCTCATCAGGAGGGAAGGGAATACTGGCTGAGAACGGTAAAGGAACCTTGGAGATAGGTTTGAATGCCGCCATTGGAGTCTGTGATGCGGAACTGCCAGACGTAATCACCAGCGGTCAAATCAAGCTCCTGAGCAGGAATCGAGAAAATCCAGTTGGTGTTATCTGTGATGAGGATTTGCCCATCATCGGACGACAACTGCTTCACAGGCTGAATGTCTGCCGGTGTCTTCTTGATCGCAAAGATCGCAGCATCCGCCGTGTAAGCTGGCGCTGGCGTGACAGTAATAGACGGAATGCCGCCCCAAGTGTCGCCTTGGACAAAAGCCAGATTGGCATCAAGTTGAGCGGAAGTTCCGGGTATCATGGCATTCTCAGAATGGCAAGGTAGAGATTATAGAGGATCGTCCGCACATCCACTGGCGGAGGCGTGTCCAAAGTTTGAGGCTGTCCGGGCATGGCTTAGAATAGACCGGCTTTTTGAGCACGCATCATCATTTCTTCGGGGCCGGTCATACCTTCCTCGTTCTTGGCGGGCTTTTTCTTCTTGCCCATCTTTTCAGCGCCAATCTCGATTTCGATTTCTGGGCCTTCAGATTCCTCTTCCATTTCCATCTCAGGCTCTTCGTAGCCCTCAATAGGAGAACCATCGACTTCCATCAACGTGAGATTTCCAGCTTCGTCAGCCACGAATGTTCCGACAGCCTGAAAAGGTTGTCCGGGCGTTGCATCAGTAGGCATTTCCCAGCCTTCAGGGGTTTTGAAACTTGGCATAGTGGTAAGTAAGAAGGGCGGGGCCAGCAGTTGATGCCGACCCCGCCCGGTTAGAGGTTAGACCGTTCGGGATTAGGAGCAGGCGGTGTTCACCGTCCAGCTAAGCGGGCAACGTTTGAAGCGAATAACCGCACCGTATTCAGGGATACCCGGCTGCGCACCGTAGCCGAGCTTGCCACGGAAGTAGCCGATGTTCTCGTCAGGGTTGCACTCAAGGTCATACTTGTTGATCCAGCGGAAATTACCGAGGTAATCCTGCGGAGCGAACTTGAGGTCGCCAGCCTGAAGGGCAGAACCCGGAATGGCGAACTTGACCACCTGATTAGAGGCGATGAAGAGGTCTTCGTAACCAGCGGTGTAGTAGTCAGGATTGACTTCCGCAGCTTCACCAGCCGAGGAGGCCGGAAGGAAGAAGGGAACACGCACCCAAGCACCGCCAACAAGGTTCCAGCGAGGAGCCTGAATGTCGATCATGTGCTTGAAGCCCTCAAGGTTCACGAAGGAACCGCGAGGCCCAAGGAGCTTGTCGCTGCTATTCGACCAGCGGATGTTGTTCAGGCTCGTCTCGTTGTTCACAAGAGTGGCCTGAGCTTCACGGCTGAGGATCAGCGGCAGAACCGGCTGCCCATACTGGTTGGTGCCAAGACCGTTGCCCTGATGAGCGCCGTCAGCCACAAGGCGATCATACCAGTAGTCAAGGACTTCACGGTTGATGGTGCCGATGGTGCCGGTGCCGAAGCTGGAGCTAGAGGTCGTCATGGACGAGTCAAGCACAGCCTTGTTGGAGCACACGCTGGTGAACTCGTCACGGCGCTGATTGGCCCAAGCGTAGCGTGAGTTGTTCTGGAGGTTACGCAGAATGTGCGAACCCTGCTGAACGATTTCGTAGGCCATACGACCGTCTTCCATGCAGATTTTCTCGGACTGAACCGCAGCCAGCTTGAGAGCCATCGTGCGGCGGGTGTAAGCCTGATAGACCGTGACAGTCGTAGGAGTGCAGCTTCCGCCAGCATCGCCTTCACCGCCATCGTTGAAGCCGACAGTATCAAAGGTGATTGCGTTGTTGAGCGGGGTGCTACGTTCAAAAACCAAAAAATTAGGCGTTGAACCCATGCCATCAGGCCAACGAGTCTTAGGAACAATAGTATTGTCGTCCCAGGGAGTGGTTACCCAGTTACGGTAGGAAGGATCATTACTGATGCGGTTAGCTTCGCTTACGAAGAAGTTGTTGATATTATCACACGCGGCCATAGTGGTTTGCCCTAAGGGCGGAAGAAGATTGAGTAGAACTTTATTTGACCAGTTTTGGTTCCAGCACGCCACAGTGGCATGAGGAAAAACAGGTCATGTTCTAATCCCGAGCGAAAGATTAGGATGTTTTGCTCTTATCGCACGTTCCGTCCGGTGAGCATTCCGAAGCCGTGTTACATACGGATTTTACACTCATTACCCGTGAGTTTGCATAAAGCGTTCCATTTGTCAATAAAGAAATCTGGCAAATTATCACTTTTCTTCAAATTCTCACTTCCCCACATTAGCTGCGGATTTCCACTTGTAATTTCTAGCAAGTCAAGCACGCTACCTCTATGGACTCCCTCATCACTCAGTATCGCGCCCTTCAGTTTCTCGCCCATCGTGCTCACAACATGGTCAAAGGCCCGAATTTCTTCGAGGATCACGAGTTCCTTGGCGAGCTTTACCCGGCCTATGAAGCAGCTTACGACTCCCTTGTTGAGCGCGTCATTGGACTTGGTAGCGAAAAGCTCTCCATCACCAAAATCAACCGTGTGGCGGCAGACATGTCTGCGGTAGCTCCTGATGAAACAAAAGCAGAAACCTTCTTCCGCATCATTCTCAAAGGTGAGAAAGACCTCTGTGGCCTGATTGACAAGGCGATGGCAAAAGCGTCCAACGGCACGCAAGACTTGCTGCAAGGGCTTTGCAATGCGAGCGAGGCTAGGCAGTTCCAGTTGAAGCAGCGTCTCGGTTGATTTTCACTTGCCGCGTTCATTCTAATGCCGTAAGGTTTCTCATGGCAAAGAAATCACCATCACTATCGGTAGGCCGAGGCGAAAAACTTCCTGTCTCTAAGGGGGCGGGTTTGACCGCCAAGGGCCGTGCAAAATACAACGCTGCCACGGGTAGCAATCTCAAAGCACCAGCGCCGCATCCCAAGACTGAGGCTGACGCAGCACGCAAAAAGTCGTTCTGCGCACGTTCACAAGGATGGACTGGCGAGCGCGGTAAAGCGGCCCGTAAGCGTTGGGGCTGCTGAGATAAGTCATGCCGGAGTCGAGAGTACGAACCCCTTCAAGTTAGCCTTCTTGTGGTGTAGTAGTAACATAACCGGGGCGGAAGATAAAAAGGCAATTTTAACCGGCCATGTTCCAAGGTTGGCGAGTTGGACTCCAAATCCGATTGGTAAGGTTCGATTCCTTAGCCGGTTGCCACTTTCCCTTAACTCTTATGACAAAACTACAACAAGAACTGCAACGCCTTCAAAAACTCACGAATGAGTTCCACAAGAACGTCTCTCAAATCACAGAGAAATACAAAACTGCGAGGTCTGGCTATGTCAATCGCATTGGCATGGAACTCAAAAAGTTTCGCGTGGAGAGGCGAATGAAGCAGCGTGAGCTTGCCTCGCAAATTGGCATCAACAGCGCATTTCTCTCGTTTATCGAGAACGGCGACTCTTGCGCCTCCACAAGCGATAATGTCATTGCTCAAATCGCGGAATGGGTGTCTAAAAACCAATCTTGATGAAAATAATCTCTCTCTGCCACGCAACAAAACGTCCTCATGTAGCCAAAAAGTGTCACGAATTGTGGCTCAGTATGGCAAAAAACCCTGAGCGTGTCGAGATTGTTCTTGGCATTGATCTTGGTGACGAGGCTTTGTTTGAGGACTTCAAACGCCCCACGTTCATAGGCAGGGAGAACTCATGTGTTGCTGCGTGGAATGCCGCCGCTGCTGGCTGCAAGGGAGATATTCTCATCGGCCTAGACGACGATTGGGAGCCAGTTCAAAATTGGGATGAAATTGTGGAAACCCGTCTTGGCGACAACGACGTTTTGCGCATTGGCGACTTGCACCGCAAAGACGACTTGATCTGCCACGCCATCGTTTCCCGCGATTGGTATGAGACGGTTGGCTACCTCTATCACCCCCTGTTCAAATCCGTTTACTGCGACAACTTCTTTACCCAACAAGCTATCCGACATGCCAACATTGCTGACGCGACTGACATCCAGTTCATCCACAAAAACCCAAGTCAAAACTACGGCACCGAAGATGAGGTCGCTCGCAATAGCAATTCGCCTGCGCGTTATGAGCATGGCCGAATGGTTTTTGACTCACTGATGGGGCCGGAACATGCAATCTTGGCGTTTACCTGCGCTGGCAGGCCGATGTATCTGCAAGAGTCTTTGGAAAGCTGGCTGAAAAACGATTTGTCGCTGGTGAAAAGCGTTCAGTTCTTTGTGGAGCCGACGAATCAACGTGATTTGATCCTTGCCATCATTGATGATTTCGCGCTCAAATGCCCGGTTCCTGTGATCGTTCACAAGAACAAGGAGGTCTTGGGCGTGCTAAAGAATCCGTGGCACCTGTTTGAAAATTGCTTCAGCGAGCAAATGGCAAGCCGTGTCATTCTTGGCGAGGACGACTTTGTGGTTGCTCCTGACACGCTGAGATTCCTGCTGTCCATGACGACTCAAATGGACAACAAAACTATGGCTGTTTGCGCCAAGTGGGTTGGCAAAAATGCAGACCACAATCCTGAGACATGGCACCGTAGCACGGAGTTCACGGGCAATATTTGGATGATGCCACGACACATCTGGAAGGATTATGTGCGTGACACTTGGGACTTCGACTATTCCAGTGGCAATGCCGACAAAACACCTTCTGGCTGGGATTGGAACATTCAGCTTCGCGTCATTCCTCGCAATGGGCTGCATTGCATTGTGCCTACTGCCTCTCGTTCCCGCCACATTGGGGTTGATGGTGTTCATTGCCACAAGGACGTGTTTGATGAAACGGTGGCGTGGAATGCGATCAACACTCCCTACTCTAGGCCATACACCCCGTTTGAATATTGCATCGTTCGCCCCACAAAGACGTATTCAGGCGTCAAGCATGTCACCTCTTCTGGCGATTTGGGCGACATCATCGTGTCCTTGGCCACATTGCATCACCTTGGATGCGAGGCTGTGTGTCTGTTGCGCGACAATGGGCAAACCAAAGGCATCACCAGCAAGATTGACATCATCAAGCCAATCCTGATGGCTCAGCCATACATCAAGGATGTCAAGATTTACGAGGGCGAGCATGTTGACTGGCAAAGCGAAGGCTTCCGCTCAGGCTGGGTTCAGCGCGACATGTCCTTGGCTCACAATCATGCCAAGCACGCCTTGGATCATGGGTTCATTTCGACCATGCCAAATCTCTCCGAACGCTGGCTGTTCAACATTGAGCCTAGCAAGCTGACGCGGGGGCGGGTTGTCATCAATCGTTCTCCGCGATACGGAAATCCTCACTTCCCTTGGCGCAAGATTGTTGAGTTCTATGGAGAGAAGCTGCTTTTCCTTGGCTTAGACCATGAGCACCGAGCTTTCTGTGATGCGTTTGGCGCTGTGGCATACAAGCACACAGCCAACATGCTAGAGGCCGCTGAATTAATCGCTGGCAGCAAGCTATTCATCGGCAATCAATCCTCCTGCATGACGATTGCGGAAGGGATGAAGCATCCTCGCATTCAAGAGGCAAGCCTTGTCATTTCGGACTGCGTTTATTCAAATGCTCACAATGCTCAGTATGTTTTTGATGGATCGGTAAATCTTCCGTGCTTGAGCGACGATACTGTGTATCACATTGATTCTCAGGTCAAAACGTGGCGAAGTTATCTGGTTAACGAAGTTCCTATTTGCGGCAATGGCATTGTCGGATGGCATTATCAATGCGGCAACGTCATGGTGAACGAGGGTTACTTTGAGTTTGCCGTGCGCAAAGTCAAAAAGCTCACTGGATGGGATGACGAGACGGCCTCAAAAGCCATTGTCGAGTTCACGGTTTCCCTCAATCCGCAGTGGTTTGAAAAGAAAGTCAGGCTTCCGCAGCTAGACGTGGCACGCAGAGCTTTGCGAAATGCTGGATATAACCAGCACGCGATTCTGTGATTTAGCATAAAATTCCGGTTGCCAACCTTACGGAACATGCTACGAGAGCACTACCATGCTCTTAGCAATTCCTGTATCGCAGTCTGATGTTCATTTGCTCGCCAAGCGAGTTGACCTAATAAAGAAGTTCGGGCCTTACCCGCGTCACGTTCTGGCGATTGTGCCGGATATTACCGTGCAGCAACCCGCCAAGGAGGCGCTTGAAAAGCTGTCTCCGCTGTTCAGCCGAGCAGAGCTTCTTCGTGTCAATCTGAACGGCATCACGGGCTGGCCGCTGGCTTCCAACAAGCACTTCAAGCTGGCTGCTCAAGCCATTAACGCCCTTGGCATTCGGGAAGCGTTCTACTTCTTCGAGCTTGATAACACGCCGCTGTGCTCAGGATGGCTTGACCGTCTGCACGACGAATACGTTTCTGCGAACAAACCCTACATGGGTTGCGTTGTGCCAACACGCGGATTTCAGGATACTCCGCAAGGTCGAGTTCCTATTCTTGGCGAACCTCACATGGTTGGCACGGGTATTTACCCGCCGAATTACGCCGCCTACTCGCCTAAGATTCAGCACATTGACCGTGTGGCTGCGTTTACCGGGATGCCTTTGGAGCCATTTGACGTGGCTATCCGGCATGAAGTGATCCCGCATTCTCACTCCACAAACCTGATTCAGCACCTTTGGCGCACCTGCAATTTCCGCAAGGAAGAAAAGCAAATCGTCTGCGATGACATGCCGGGTGTCGGGCCAAACGAATCTCACAAGGCTCCAGTTTCCTCTTCAGCGGTGGTCGTTCATGGTTGTAAAGACGACTCGCTGCCGAATCTGCTGCTCTCAGCGGCAGACCCCATTGTATCACCGACGACTGACGGTGCCGTAGCAGGGGCAAGTGCTGCGGATTCATGTGCCTCGCCCGTCGCCGGGGATCAGTCGAGCGACGGACTTCCTAAGCACAAGACGTTTATCGGCACGCAAGTTGGCAAGCTGGTGGCTGACAAACCTATGAGAATCAAGGAACTGGCGAAACTACTCAAACTTGAGTTGGATCAGTTGAAGTCGGAAATCGACAATCCTGTGAACGGCCTAGTGCTTTCCAATAAAGCTGGATGGGTGAAGCTGGCATGAAACCCCTTGATTATCAAACGAAGGATGGGAGAATCGCCTAATTATGGAACTAGCAACTGCCCTCAATAATTACGCGCCACCTGTCGTTGACACGGAGGGCAAGCCTCTTGAACGCCGTATTGCCGATGTGGCTGGCGCTCGCTCTCTCTGGTTTCGGATGCAGCAGGCTGATATTGCCAGCAATCAGCAGATGGCAAAGGTTCAGGCGATGGTTGACGGCAAAGAGCCTTACGACCCCGCAATGCTGCAAAAACAAGGCTTGGGCCACATGTCCAACTTCAATCCGGGCGACGCCAAGGCTTTCTTGGACACCTCGATTGCCGCGTTCATGGACTTGATTACGGGTTCCGAGGCGCTGATTGACGTGCAAACCAAGTATGGCGAGCCTTCCGAGCGCCAGAATCTTTCCCAGCGTATCAGCCTGCACCTGAGCAGGACGATTCGCCAGTGGCCTGAGTTCTTTTTCCGTTACGCCTACATTCCGCACTATCGCACACTGCATGGCGTTGGAATTGCCTATTTCCCCGACCCTCAGAACTGGCAGTGGGATGTTACGAGTCTTTCCTACCTGAAAATCCCGCGTCAAACCCGCACTTGTGAGGACTCGATTCAGTATGCGGCAATGAAAAAACTGGAGCAGCCAGACCAACTGATGCGCTACATCAAGCTCGGTCAATACGCTGCCGAGGAGGGCTGGAACATCGAAATGCTCAAGCGGGCAATGATGAACGCCACCCCGCAGTTGATTGACCCCTTCAATTGGATGGAGTGGGAGCAGCGTTGGAAGAACAATGACCTCGTTCTTGGCGAAACTGGCCCAACGATTCCCCTGATTTACATGTGGGTGCGTGAAAACGACGGCCAAATCAGCCTGATGATCTTCACGGAATCCGCGCTTTCTACAACGAATGGCGAGCCGGAGGACTTCATCTTCTATCGTCAGGGAGTCTTCTCATCCGCTCAGGAGGCATTCATCTTCTTCACCCGTGGCATCGGCACAAACGCCACCTACCACGGTGTTCGCGGCCTTGGCAGCGACATGTTCAACGCCTTCAACCAGTTGATGCGCCTTCGCAATCGCGCTGTGGATACCGCGTTCTCGGCTGGCCCGACTTGGCAGGTGGAAAGCGAGGAGGCTGTCGAGAATTTCCGCATCGTTCCCTACGGTTTCGGCTTCCTTGTCACTCCCGGTGCCAACTTCATTCAGCAGCAACCGCCGAATATCACGGCGTCTATTGCTCCTGCTATCGAGATGCTTCAGCAGACGGTGGCGACGAACATCGGTCAATACACCAGCACAAAGACGCTGGATACGGGGCGCGAGATTTCCAAGTTTGAGGCGATGGCCCGCTTGGACTTGAACGCCCAGCTTTCCGTCACCGAAATCAACATGTTCATGCAGCAGTTTGACCGCCTGTGTAATCAGGTGGTTCGCCGCATGATGCGTCCGGGCTATCAGCGTAGTGATCCCGGTGGGCAGTATGTGTGGGAGTTCAAGGAACGCTGCCTTGAGGACGGTATTCCTATGGCCGCGCTGGAGCAGCTTGACCTTCGCTATACCCGCGCAAGCCGCACGATTGGTTCCGGCTCTCCTGCCGCACGTCGTTTGAGCTACGAGTCGCTGATGGCGCTCTACCCCTACTACGATGACTACGGCAAGCAGCAGCTTGTGCGCCTTCAGACGGCTTCTGTGGCTGGATGGGATATTGCCAATCAGCTTACAACTCCTCCCGGCTCGGATCAGCGTCCTCCGATTGATGCTGCTATTGCGGATTCTCAGAACGTAGCACTCGCTCAGGGCTTCCAGCAGATGATCCTGCCGAACGAGAACAAGACGGTTCACCTTCAGGTTCATATCTCCAAGCTCAACGAATACTACCAGCAGTTTGACGCCGCTGGTCAGAATCCTGCGCTGTATCAGGAGATTGTGCCTCCGATGGCGAACATCTTCGATCACGCCGCTCAAACGCTTGAGCAATACACGGGCAACGAAGCCCCGATGTTCCGTCAGCAGCTTCAGCAGTTCAACGAAATCATCACGAACGGCACCCGTCACCTGCAAAAACAGCAGGCTCAGGAGGCTGAACAGGCCGCAATGGCGCAAGGCCAGCCAGCACCGCAGGCACAAGGCCCGTCTGACATCGAAAAGATGCTCGCCGAATGGCGCGTCAAGATGGATCAGCGGGAAGAAGAGTTCCGCATGAAAATGCAGCAGAGACAGGTTGAGGCGGCTCAGAAGATGGCCCTCAAGCAGCAGGAATTTGCTGCGGATATGTCTCGCAAGGCCGCGTCTGCTCAGTTGCAGCGGGCTGTCTAATCACTCATGGCTAAGAAAACACTCATACAAAGGTGGCGTGAAGAGGGTCTTGCACCCGAACTCGCCCATATCATGCAATCCACCGTGTTCGCACGGGCAATGGAAATCGTCAAAGAGCACACGGAGCCGAATGATCTGGTAATCCAGCGTGTCTATCGGGAGAACCCCGTTCACGCAGACCAAATCATATCCTCCATGCACAAGATGCAGGCTGGAGAACGGCGCGTCTGGAGAATGTTGAAATGGCTGTCGGAAGTTCAACCCGAAACCAACGGGTCGATTCCAGAGCCATTCCAGCAATACGACGAACAATACTTTGAACCACGCCAATAACCCATGAATACCGAAGCATCGCCAGCAGTACCGCAGCCATCACAGGAACAAGCCACGCCCGGAGTCGGAGATTTCGACATCGGGCCAATGATGGAGCGTTTTACCGCACAGGAAAACGCTGCCAAACAGGCAGCCGTGGCTGAACCCGTGAAAACGGAGGAAGTTGCGCAGAAATCCACCGAGGAAGCAGCGCCAGAAGCCAAAACCGAGGAGAAAGCGGCTGAATCCAACGAGGTTCCCGACGATTTCCCGTCCAAGAAGCACGCCACCCCAGAGGCTATCAACACTTGGAAAGGCATGAAGGAGGAGTTGAGCAAACTCCGCACCGAGCTTGGTGAACTCAAGGACAAGCAGCTTCCCGCCAAAGACCAAGAGCTTCAGGCTAAGTTGCTTGAAATCGAGGAGTCCAAGAAGCGTCTTGCTGAGTTTGAGGGCAAGGACATCTCTCAATACGAGAAGCGCATCAAGGAACTGGAAGAACGCGATGCCGAGAACGAGAAGTTCCGCGCCGTCCATGACGTAATGAACTCGCGCACGTTCCATAACGAAATCATCGCTCCTGCCGAGAAGATTGGTGCTGCCGTCGAAGAGCTTGCCAAGTCCTACGAACTGTCACCTGACACCGTCAAGGAAGCGTTGAAGACGGAAGACCCTGTGGAGCTTCGCCGTAAGCTGCGTGAGCTTACGTCCGACTGGAATCCGATGGACGCAGCCGAGCTTGCCTCCTATGCCAAGACGCATCGTGAGCTTTCTGACAAAGCTCAGCAGATGATCGACAACGCGGAAAAGGCCAAGCAGGAGCTTCGCTACATTGAAGAAACTGAGTCCAAGAAGAAGTCTGAGGCTCAACTTGCTGCCGAGAAAGCAGCCTACGAGGCTGTGGACAAACAGCTTGGCGAGAAGTTCGCCATCCTGAAGGACGATCCTGAACTGGCAGAAACTCTGAAAAACGCTAAGTTTGAGGACACGCCAGCCAATCGCGCTCTTGCCGCCAAGACTGCTCCTATGGTGATGAAGCTCAATGACTTGTATCACAAAGCACAGTCTGAAATCAAGGCGCTCAAGGAGGAGCTTGCCAAGCGCAATGCTGCCAAGCCGAATCCTAGCCAGACGACTCAGCCTGCCAAGGACATCGAGGATCGCACCAAGGAGCAACGTGGATACACGCCGGAAGATGCGATGAATCGTTGGTTTGCCATGCAGGCTCAGGGAGCGTAATCTCCTGCCATGACCAAAGCCCCACAGAAACCCGTTGTCGCCAAACTGACAAAGGGGCCGCTGAACACCTACGGGATGCGGGAGAAGTTCAGGGCCAAAAACCAGTTGGAGATTGAGCTTATCTTGATGCAAGTCAGGTCAGGCTCGCTCCGACATCGGGACGGCAGCGTGAATGCCAAGGGCTTTCCTGCGTGGCGGCATTTCTGCAACGCGGTTGACATCCTGTGGAACTTCCAAGGATCGCAAACCAAGTTCCTGTGGCATCCTTGGGCGCTAACCATGATTCGGGACGCATTCAAGCACAAGCGTCTGGCGATCACATCGGGTGGCTCAGGCGGCAAGACTGACGTTTTCGCCGTCTATGCCCTCGTCTGGTGGCTGGCAAAGCCGTTCAAGAATGTTGTTCTTGTGAACACTACCACGAAGGCAGCAGCTATGGGCCGTATCTGGGGTCGTATCGTGCGTTATTTCAACGGCATGGTAGCGCCACCTCCAGGCAAGCTGGTTGGCTCATCCTACTCCATCAAGGCGGTTGATCCTAACACGCAGGTTGTCATGGAGGAATACGGAATCCGACTGTTTGCAGGTGAACCCGCCAAGGCAGCAGAATCCGCGACAGCCATTCGAGGCTTGAAGCACGGTGCTGGTGGTAAGCTGATCGTGATCCTTGATGAGTGCGCCGAACTCTCATGGAGCATCGTTAACACATTCGAGGAAAACATCACGCAGAACCCGAATGTCCAGCTTATCGCCCTAGCCAACGCCAATTCGCCTTTTGACACGTTTGGCCGTCTTTGCGAGCCTTGGGATGGTTGGGATAGATACGACCCGTCTTGGGACGAATGGGAAGGTAAAGGAGCGCATGTGAGGCGAATCAACATCGAGACTTCGCCCAACATTACCGAGGGAAAGGTTATTTACCCGTTCCTAATGACTCAGGAGATGCTTGCCGAGAAGCGGGAAAAGCTGGGGCCGAACACACGCTCATACTGGCGAGGCGTCCTTGGTTCGTTCATGCTGGATGCTGACGACGAGACAATCTACTCACCCGGCGAGCTTCTGCGCATCCCGAATGACTGCGTGTGGCAGGGGATTCCAACGAAGGTTGCTGGCTTCGATATTTCCCACACAGCAGGTGGAGACAAATCCGTGCTCACCGTTGGCAGCATTGGCGTCTGCACCGATGGTAAAAAGCGTCTCAAATTTGAGAAACACTACGAACTCAATGAAGACATGGGGCGCAAGGACGTGGACAGAACCACGCAGATTATTGAAAAGTTGCGCGAGATTTGCACGAAGGAAGGAATTGCCATCGAGAACATGGCTATTGATGCCAGTGCGGGCGGCGGCAAAACCTTTGCTGACGCCATCTGGTCAAAATGGAGCAACCGCTTTCTCCGCGTGGACTTTGGCGGCAAAGCATCCGACCGACCCGTATCTTCTGCCGACAGGGAGAAATCCAGCGTCCGATATGGCAATAAAGTGGCAGAACTTTGGGGAGTGGGCAAAGAACTGATTCGCTGCGACCAGCTTCGCAACATCACGAAGGAAATGGCGGACGACATGACTTCACGCCGCTACAAGGAGAACAAGGCGCAGGACGGCGGCTCACGCATCAAGGTGGAATCCAAGGTCGAGATGAAGCAGCGCATTGGACGCAGCCCCGACCACTTTGACAGTGCGGCAGTTCTGATCGAGCTTTGCCGTGAACGTCATGGCCTGTCTGGTATCGACAAACCTGGGAATTACAGCAGCAAGGGTAAATCACCGCTCAAGAAGCGGTTTGACTCGCTGGCGTCGTTATATGCGGCGTAGAACTTGCGCTGCACCGAACGCTTTGCGTCGGTGAGCTATTGGTTCCCTCCAACCTTCTCCGCGCATTCCGCATACCCGATGATGTCAATCAGCGTGTCCTGCTTCTTGCTGGTCTTTGCGCGGCTGACTTTGAGGAGGATCATCATCATGGCTACATCCCAAGAGGTGAACTCGACACCCTTCCACGCGCTCCACAGGGAGGCAATGCGGGCAAACGATTCTGATGCGTCACCGTAGTCTTTGGCCCTGTCTCCAGCAACGATGGACTTGGCGGTGTCGGAGATGGAGGTTGGTATGGTTTCTTTTGGAGACTCATCAGCGTAGCGCCATCCGATGATGTAGGGTTTTGTGGTATTTTTCCACACCCACGTTTTTGCCTTGGAAGGACGGTGGCAAGCGTGGTGGCAGACACGGTGATCTTCTCCGATCACCCATACCTCGCGCTCCCCATCGCACGGCATTGGATCGCCCGGACGGTGCCATGTCCATTCGTGGCCTTCGTAAGTGAAGGTCAGGGGGCGGGTGGTGCGAAAGAAATAATCGTTTGCTCTGTCTTGACTGAAAGTGGAGTATCTTTCTGGGGTTGCTGGCTGGTCGTAAAACCCCAAACAATCCCCCCAATACGAACTTAGTTTGGTGTGGCAGCATTTATCACATACGTTAATGGTCTCCCCCAAATACAGAGGTCTTGTTCCAGATGGCAGCATGTCAGCCGTCCATCCGTCTTCGCGGTGCCACTTCATGCCCGGTGGCGGAGTTGGAAGTTTGAACTCATTCTTTGGTGTGGACTCAGATTTCTTGCCAACAGCATCCAGAATATGCTTGGCAATCGCCAGCCTATGAGGGGCTTCATTGTCCCAATAAGGGTAATCAGATGGATCTGATTCGAGAGAGCCAATTCCTTTTGGAAGCGCAAGGAAAGCGTCGTCTGCAATTTGCTGGAGATTGTCGGGGTGGTTCATGTGAAGGAAAACATCGCCCATCATCGGGCTGGATTCAAGTTAAAAGCGTAAGGTTATGCTTCATCCCCCAACGCCAAGGAATACGCCGGATTGAGAATAACAAGAGCTTCGCGCAAGGCTTCGTTCGCCTTTTCGTCCTCGCCGTATTTCGCAATTCTGCGAATCTCCTCGTAGGCAGCGATCACTTTGCCGGACAAAGCGGAGGCATTCGAGGCAAGTCGGAACTCGTCTTGTTCTTCAGGAAGGTAGAAGGTCAGGGTGGCTGTCATGATTTGCGGATTTGTTGAAGCAGGTTAAAGCAGGCAGACTCGTAGGAGGTGCCAGACCCATAAACAACATCACCTCCACAATAGGAGCGAACACGAAGAATCCATAGGCCATTAATGCTTGGACTAGTGGTGAGAAGGCTGACTTCCGGCTGATCCTGAAGCCATTGAAGGAGGGATGAGTGGGCGGTGGGCATGGGTGGTTAGGTTTTCCTAAATTCTGGTTTAAGCATCATTTCTGGATGACGTGAATAGTAATCATTGCCGTGCTCAACGGTTGATTTTCCATCATGAAAGGACGGCTCGGTATTCCTTCGCAGGAAGGCGATCATAGTCCTTTTGATGGCGTGTCGAATATTTCTGCGCTCCAAGGCTGCCTCTTTATCTGGCATGGCTATTGACCACGCCTCCACCATTGAGAAATGGTTCCTGCCGCCAGACCGAATAACACTCAAAGCCTTGCGATTGATTTTCTTTGCGGCTGATTCCGCAATGTTGCCAAAATCACATTTGAGAATGTCTTGGGCGATTAGGATGTTTATCTCGCACCTCTTTTGCTTAACGGCCTTCTTTCTGGCGTGGTCAGCAGAAGCAGCCACCACTTTCAACCCATGAATGGGCGGCAGCATCGTGGACTCGATGGTATAGAGCTTGTAATCAACGGGCATAAAATCTATCAAATGCCGCCCCCTTCCAGCCTTCCGACATTCTCT